ACTTATTGATCATGCCATCATCACCCCAATAAGCTTCTAAGTTCCAATCTTCAGAAACAAAATTCTCAATTGTGCAGATTTTGGGTTCAACCTCATCCCCATAACCTTCTAACCATTCTACTTTGAATTTCATTATCAGTCCTCCTCACTACACCAACAAATGCCATGTGCTACATCATAGTAACCATCTTTGTTTGGCTTCTGATTTGCAAATTCGTGCAACCATTCATCCTCATCACCTAAATTCTCTTTACTATACAAATGCTCCTCACTGACATTATCCGTTTTGGTTGGAATAATATCTTTGCAAATTTGCTTAAAAGTCTTTTCGTCAACGTAGGGTTGCAACCATCCGTTCCACCTACCATCTTGCGGCTTGTACCATCCATCATAAACTGGATCATTGTCATCGTTGTATAAACCAAACCGCACTTTAACGTATTCATCACGAACTTTAACATGCTCACTATGAAGTTTGTTGAAAGCAATTTTAAATTTTGTTTCCAAAGGCTCTGTAGTCTCTTGGTTTAACACCTTCTGATCTACTGCGGTTTCTAACCCTTTGATTAACATAACCAGTTCATCCATTGTGAACTCAAACGTAAGCTTATCTGACACTGTATCTCTCCTATATGTCTTTTACGAAATCGTAACAAAGCCTTGCTACTGTGTTAAATTCACTCTTTGAACAATTTGAAAAACTGATGCCGCTACCTTCCATTTCAGTAAGAACTTTCTGCGCCATTTCTTCATCGACCTTAAGAAGTTTCATTATGTCTTTTCCGTAAATATTCATCTGTGTTGCTCCTGTCTATCTTCTGTCTCCTTTATATATATAGCACTTTGCTATCATTATACAAGTACTAAACACTATATTTTATAATAAAATGACAAGCACGGAAGTTTTACATGGAAAATCAACAGGTTACGTTGTTCGTCAGAATTGATGGTCAGTTAAAAACCAAGCTAGAAAACGAAGCAAAAGAGGATCGCCGCAGCGTCGCGTCCTTACTTCAGCAAATATTAAAGCACCGTTATGAGGCCGAAAATGGGGCTAGATAGAACCTATTGCGGCATTGATCCAGGTTACAAAACTGGTGGCGTTGCCCTCCTCTGTGGCGATTGGTGCCAAGTCTATGATCTACCGACATTTGCAGAAGGCGGTCTAAACGCTCACGAATTGAAAGACATACTGCAAAGCACGCAGATCGACTTCCTTATAATAGAAAAACAAAGCGCACGACCCAAGCAAGGCGTTAGCTCTGCCTTTAAAATTGGCATGGGTTACGGTCAAATTCTCTCAACGGTGGGCGTGCTCAACATCAAGCACCAGATTGTAACGCCAGCAAGTTGGAAAAAAGCGTTGCATGTGCCGGCAGACAAGGACGGTGCAAGACGCCTTGCCATCCAACAGTTTCCCAAAGTGAGCGACCAACTAAAGCGCAAGAAAGACGAACACAGAGCCGAAGCGTTGCTCATGGCTGCATATGCGAGGGCTGTAGAGTGAGCCGCGTAAGAGCAATGCAGTCTATTGGGTTTAATGCACGCGGAGATCGGCAAAAAGATGATTTCTATGCAACCCCATTTGAAGCTACTGACGCTTTATTATCAGTAGAAACTTTCAAGGGCAGTATTTTTGAGCCTTGTTGTGGCGAAGGGCACATTAGCAAAAGATTATTAAAGCACGGTTATGAGGTCGAAAGTTCTGATCTAGTTGATCGAGGTTATGGAACGCCCAAAAGAGATTTTCTGTTTGAGCGTAAACAAAGAGACAACATTGTAACTAACCCACCCTACGCAAAAATGGCGCTTTTGATGGCAGAGCACGCCCAATCAATAGCAAGATTTAAAACAGCCTTTTTACTTAAAATTACTTTTTTAGAAGGTATCGCACGCGCAGAATTTTTTAAGAAACACCCACCAGTTAGAGTCTGGGTTTTCTCAAAACGACTTTCCTTAATGAAAGATGGGCAAGCATACAAAGGCGGCATGATGTGCCTTGCCTGGTTTGTCTGGGAAACAGGATCAACAAAAGCTCCGCAAATTGGGTGGTTAACATGAGCCAAGACAGAGCCGAAGCCTTGTTGATGGCTGCATATGCGAGGGCTGTAGAATAACGCCGTTAAAACAGAAAGACAAACACATGAAACAAGGCATACACAAAGATATAACAAACGCAGATTATCATGCAGAAACAGGGGTTAACGCTAGCTTCTTAAAGCAATGGATCACCAAGTCACCGTTCCATGCGATGCATAATCAGTTTACATTAGCCAAGCATATTGCCGACACAGGAACAGCCGTGCATAGCGAAGCATTAGAGCCAGAGCTAGGCAATGTGTTGGTCTCAGATGAGAAATCACGCGCAACAAAGGCTTTCAAGGAACTCGATGCACTAGCCCAAGCGCAAGGCAAAGTCGTTCTGCCTCGCAAAGACTACGATATGGTGAAAGGCATGGTGCATGGCGTTGAAGCTGACTATGGCGAGATTGTAGGCGGTTTGCTCAACGATCAGCATTGCGGCAAGCTCCTACAGCAAAAAGATAAACAGGTAGAGCATAGCTACTTCGTAGAGCACCCTGGCACTGGCCTCTTGCTGAAATGTAGGCCCGATATTTATTCGCCAAAGCTCAGAGTCATGGGAGACGTTAAAACAGCCGCACAAGCTGATCCTAAAAACTTTGGCAAGGCAATCTTTCGCTTGGGGTATCACTTCCAAGCTGCGCACTATTTGCTTTGTGCCAAGCTCCTAGAAGTAGAGGTGCAGTACTTTGGCTTCCTAGCCGTAGAGAAAGAATGGCCCTACCCTGCGCACTTCCACACGCTTGACACAGAAGCACTAGAATACGCGACAGGCGTTGTTGAAACAGCATTACAAGAAATCGCAGAAGCAAAAGAAACCGGCAAGTATAGCACTCGTTGGGGCAGCTTCACGATGCATAACCTACCCGATTATCTAGATTAAAAAGGAGACAAACACATGGATTATCGATTAACAAACGTCAAAGCACTTTGGCCAAAACTGGACAGAGCATATAAGTTTGACCCAACCCCTACTGAAAGCAGACCGAAAGGTGGCAGTGTGCCTTGTGATGCAACTGACCCAGACGGCAAGTACGAAATGCACGTCATTATGTCTGATGAGCAAGCAAAAGACCTTGCTAATACAATGCGGAAAGCTTGGAAGGAAAGCGACAAAACAAAAGCAGAGCCGTTTTACGCAACTGATATAGAAGACATATTTCCGCAAAACGAGGATAACACAGGGCGTATCGCCAAGCTTGTCAAAAAGACTTACCAAGACGCCAACAGCAAGCCACGCCAATACATGAAAGATGGCAGCAAAGCAGCAGACGATTTTCAGCTAACAACCAATAGCACGATCCACGTTATGCTTAAAATCTACCCTTGGTCATTTGCAGGTAAAACTGGGGTGCAGCTACGTCCAGAAGGCGTGATGGTGGTTGAGCTTGCAGAACGTGAACAGCAAGAGCAAAGCAATCCGTTTGATGATTTGGTGGAGGCACCAGTTGATGCAGTAGCACAAGAATTTGCAGACTTGCTCGACGGCAAAAAGGCAGAAACCAAGACAGATAAAAAGTCTGCTTTTGGTGGCGATCTTGGCAAAAAAGACAAGCAAGCTGCGCCTAGTCATTTAGACGATGAAATACCGTTCTAGGAAAATGCCTGACTTTGAACAGCCATATTGGTCAGAATGGTCAGACAGGATTATCACCAGATACAACATGAAGCGCGTATCTGGTGGTAATGCTAAAGCTGAATATCACGGCCCATGCCCTTCATGCGGTGGCACAGATAGGTTTCGCATCAACGAATATCAGAACCTTGTCAAAGTGCATTGCAGACAGTGTAACGACTTCAGAAGCATCACAGATGAGATGAAGCACGACGGCGTGTGGCCTGTTTTTAAACAAGAAAATGCGTTTGAGCATAAACCAACTGCAAGCGATTTTGAAAACATAATTAAGCTAAAACCGAGCAGCAATATGAGCACTTACATTGAGGCAAAACAAATCGAGCTAATAAATGCTGAACTTGATGGTGATACGGTTGTAATCCCTTTGTATAATTTTGAGCAAGAGGTTGTTGGGCATCAAAGAATATCACCCAATGGACTCAAAAAGTTCAACAAAGGTCTCGTCAAAGATCAGGCTTTTGGCGTCATAGGTACGCTCACAGGCGATTGTACAGCATGGGTCACAGAAGGTTATGCCACTGGGGTGAGCGTGCATATGGCGTTAGATCAGCAAGTGCCAGTGATCTTTGCGCTAGATGCAGGCACCCTGCCCAAGATTTGCAATGCGTTTGCTATACAATGGCCAGATATTACGTTGCAGATCGCAGCAGACAATGATACACCAGGGATTGCAGCCGCTAAAGCGTCAAAGAGGCAGTATGCACATCCCGTAATACAAGGTGCAGATTGGAACGATATACACGTTAGCCAAGGGCTAGACAGCGTAAAACAAGGCTTGGAGCGGCTGCACGATGCATGGGTAGAGCCAAACATCCTAGATGAGCTTGTATGGATAAATGACGCGCAACCCATACTAAGGTCAAACTATCTCATAAAAGGATGGCTAGGGCGCGAACAAATGGCAGTGCTCTACGGCCAAAGCAACACAGGCAAATCGTTCCTAATGCTAGATATGGCCTACCACATTGCAGCAGGCAGAGATTGGCATGGGCAAAGAGTTAAACAAGGAGTAACCATCTATCTCGCAGCAGAAGGTGGCAACGGCTATCTCAATAGAGCAAGAGTTCTGCAAGACCATTACCAAGACGAAAACGTAAAGCTTGCAATACGGCCCTGCCCTGTCAACCTGCTAAACCCAGAAGCAGACTTGCCAAAGCTAAAACAATTGATCGACGCCGTAGCAGAAAAACACGGCAAAATAGAACTAATCGTCGTAGACACACTAAGCAGAGCACTCTCAGGCGGCAATGAAAACGGCCCCGAAGATATGACCGCATATATAGCCAACGTTGATGCGCTGCGAGACCATGCCGCTTGTGCCGTCGCTACAGTGCATCACTCAGGCAAATCAACCGATACTGCAAGAGGTCATAGTAGCTTGCGCGCTGCAACGGACACAGAAATTGAGCTTACATATGACGAAGATGCAAAAATGCGCTTTGCCAAAGCAACGAAACAAAGAGACATTGAAAGCGGCAAAGAATTTGCATTTGAGTTGAACGCTGTTGAGCTAGGTGTGGATGAGGACGGTGATCCTGTCACAAGCTGCTATGTCGTGCCAGTGGATGAAGAACGGCAACAAGACGCAAAAGTAAAGTTTACCAAAAATGAAAACCTTGTGATGAGCTGCTTTAAACAGCTTTGGTCAGAGCACGTCGGCAAGCAAAATCCCGGTGGTACTGGATGGCCTGATGGGGGGTCAAGATGGGTCATTGAGGAAGATGATCTGCGTAAACATTTTTATGGAAAAGTAACCGCTACCAACAAAAGCCAAGCCTATGTCAGAGCCGTCGATGGGCTGCTTCAAAAAGGCGAAATAAGCAAAAATCAAGGGTTTTTCTGGTTGGTACGGCAAAAGTACAAATTATGAGGACTATACCAATGGTATACCAAAAATGGTCAAAATTATGTCATTGATATTATTACATAAAATTACACAAATGGTATTTTTGGTATACGTTTGGTATTCATTTGGTATCAGGCAAGGCTTGGTATACCACCAATACCAAATACCTATAGGTATTGGTAGTGGTATAGCTTGCGAACTGGTATTGCTAAATGGTGGCAAGCCATGAGCTTAGAAGATGTAAAGAAATTTCGTTGGAAAGCTCCTGATTATTCCAAGTTGCAGAATGAAGAATTTCAACGCGCTATTGCTGATGTAAAATCACTCGCTGAGTTGGAAGGTGTTGCCAATCGTCGGCGTGTGTTGAACAACCCTAACCTCTCCACCTGGAGCGAGGCGCAAAAGCAAATCATTCTGCAACGCAAGTATGAGCTTGAACGCGATGGATGAAGAAATGCTCAAAAAGCGAATGATGACGTTTGAACGAAAACGTGCGCGTCTGGGTTTGCGTGCAGCGTTGCCGGATGACAAACGGCGTAGGGTTTGGCGTGAGCCGCTCACAAAGCCAGAGCTACACATTTTAGACTTCATGCGAAGTCACGGTGTCATCACGGCAAAAGATCTGGCAGGCGCATTAGATGAGGAGTTGAAAGACGTAATGCAAGTGTTGCTGAGTTTAATCGACAGAAATTACGTCAAGGTAGTCAGTGAGCGTGGCTACGCAAAATACAGAGCAAGAACCAAGGATGAGATAGATGAACTACAAGAAG